TCGGAACCGGACAGGTACTCGCCATGTCACTGACCACACGTCGCAATCTTGGCTCCGGGTGGCGATCTGCGCTTTCACGCATTGCGGCACGTCAAGCCACACGGTTTGCACGCACCGCAGCGCGTCGCATCCAATCACGCAATCAAAAACCACGTCAAGCCACATCTAATATGCTCAGCGGTGTCAACCCTTTGACCACTCAGCATGATTACAAGGTCGATTACACGCGTCGCAAGCGCACCCGCCGGCTTAGGCTGCGGGTCCGACGGGGAAAGAAATTTACCCGTCGGGTTGTCAACTCGTATATGCGATACACCACGTCGCCGAAACACGTTGCTAAATTGGCTCAATTTACGCGCACTTGCAATCCTAACGAAAGCAATTACTTTGCTACGCTGCTGCATACCTCCGATGGTACGTTCACCGGAACTAACCCCCAAGCCGACTGGCGCGAATTCTTCCGCGAGGGATCCACCGAAAACGCCGTCGGATGGGACAATATCGCCGATCCTGTTGCCGGCCCCCAGTTCCCCGACGTTAACCGTCGAAACCGAGCCATACGGTGCAATACCTCCGCCATGGAACTTACTGTTCGCAATACCGGGTCCACCCCCGCTCTTGTCAACGTCTACCGAGTTGTCTGCAAACGCAATCTTCCCTTTGTTGGATTTGAGTTAGAGTCGCTCTATGCTCAAGGTTTTACGTACTCTGGCCGTATTACCGAGGTGACTCAACCCGTTGAAGGAACCGGCAACGATGGCATTGCCCCTCCTGCGGGTATGTGGGACCCCCAGATGCGCCCCGAGCACCTTACCTCCACCCCCTTCCAATCGAATCTCTTTTGCAAGCATTTTACTATTTATCGTCGTACCAAGTATCAGCTGGCTCCTGGTGAGGAGTTTTCTCTTCTTCTCAAGTCGAATCGGCCCAAGTATGTCAACATGACACGTATGCGCGGTAACTCGTTTGTTGCCGGCATGACCCACGGTTACTTTATCGATTTCCAAGGTGTCCCTGCTGTCGATGAGTTCGGTGCCACCCGTTCTGAGCCCGCCCAACTGTCTGTCCAGAAGATGGTTAGGTACTCTCTGAACATGATGCCCGAGAAGCGCACTGCGACGAGTTTCGATGTCCAAGACGTGTAGTCGGGACCAAGACAAGCCCGGTAGGGCTTGCATTACTGGGTTAGGCTACCAGCGGTAGCCTAACCCGGACATGTCGAATAGCCTCATTGCCCGGCGCGACTAGCGCCGTTTAGGTTTAGGTTTTAGGTTCAACGCCGGTAGGCGTTGCCTGATTAGGTTCAGTCGAACCAAAACTCTGTTTTATATATCAAGCTTTTCTAATTCGATAGGCTCGCGATCCTCATTGGGTATCGCCGAGTCGTTAAACTGGTAGAAATCAACATTAACACTCAACCACGAACGTTCTTCTTCAGTGAACGTGGGCAAATGGTTAGAAACAACAATAACAGGATACCCAAACTTGAACGTCTTCTTACTCCTATACTTATCCGTCCATGTCACATCCTTTTGACACCCTAGCAACGACTTGTACGCATACTTCAAACCATCCCAAGGAATATCATCCAACACTCCATACAATCCATCGTTGTCGCAAAAGTTATCGATCGACCATGATGACTGCATGTACCAATGACGTCCAATGGAACGTGCGAGAGAGGTCTTCCCGTATCGAGATGGACCAACCCACCACATTGAACGCACATCCGACCTGTCGCCACGTCGCATCGTGGCCACCGTTCGCGCAAAATCCTCCATTCGGTCGTAGTCGGCACCCGACAGCGCGAAATCATCGACGCACAGTTCGGGCAGGTGCATTCGTGAAGGTTGAAGCCTCGCGTCGACATAGGATGCGACCGCCGTGTAGCACCTAAGGTATGTCGGATCCGCATCCAGCGCTTCGTCAATGATGTCGTTCTTGCACTTGCCGGATTGGATAGCAAGACGAAGGATCGGGAGAAAAGAGGATTTACCATCGATGTCGAAGTTGGCGAGTGGATGCTCGTCCTCCTTCGTGATGTACTTGAGAACCCTTGGCACGGACTTGACCGCCTGGATATTGGGATGACAACCTCGGAAGTCGAGGAACCTCGGGTTTCGCTCGTGGACCTTGCGACTGAATTCGATGAAGCAATGAAAGTGTTGTCCGCCGTCGTCGTGTTGTTCTTGTCCAACGCATACTTTGACCGTAGACACTTGATCCACACCTTCGTTAAGGGTGAAAGCCTCGAGGAACTCGTATAGATCTGCCTTCGAGAAGCCATTGGCTTGCGCGTAGGTGACGAAGGCACGGAGAGCTTGAAAACGATAGGCAGGCATGGTGGCTCTGAGCGGCGGGCATAATATTACTAGCCCGCCGCGGAGCTGGGGAGCCAGCTCCTATATATACCGGTGATCGGCAGATCCCGGAACGCGTCTCTTCGGATATCTCGGAACCGGACAGGTACTCGCCATGTCACTGACCACACGTCGCAATCTTGGCTCCGGGTGGCGATCTGCGCTTTCACGCATTGCGGCACGTCAAGCCACACGGTTTGCACGCACCGCAGC